CTGCACTGCAACAGGCTGTCGAGTCTTCTGTAGCAGAGATTGAAGAAGCTACGTTTGGTCGTGGTAAGTGGTTTGACATTAAAGATGACCGCAATGACCCGGAGAAGGCTGACATTGTATACCTGCGTGAACAGCTCCACGAAGACTTCTCACAGAACAAAGTCCGTAAAGCTGTTGCTGAGTCACTCATCAATGCTGCTGTGTTCGGTACTGGCATTGCCGAGATTGTCCTAGAAGACATTAAAGAGATGGTTCCTGCTACCCAGCCTATCATGGGTGGTGAGCTACAGGCAGTAGGCGTAAACATCGTAGAGAAGACTACGTGCAAGCTGCGCCCGATTATGCCACAGAACTTCCTGATTGACCCTGTAGCGGCTAGTATTGAAGACGCTATGGGTGTTGCTATTGATGAGTTTGTTCCGCGTCACTACGTTGAGCAGATGCAGGAAAAGGGTGTGTTCAAGGATGTCTACGTTGGAGAAGCCTCTCCTGACTTTGACATTGAGCCAGACCAAGAGCTTACTCGTTACGATGACGATAAAGTAAGACTGACGAAATACTACGGTTTAGTACCGAAGCATCTTCTTGATGCCGCAGATGTCGATGAAGACGATGAAGTAGTCGATTTGGGCGAGACTGAAGAGGAAGAAGGTTACTATGTAGAAGCCATCGTTGTGTTGGCTAATGGCGGTATTCTGCTGAAGGCAGAGCGTAACCCCTACATGATGCAAGACCGTCCTATTGTGGCTTTCCCGTGGGATGTAGTACCGGGAAGGTTCTGGGGTCGTGGTGTCTGTGAGAAGGGCTACAACAGCCAGAAGGCTTTGGATGCAGAGCTGAGGGCTAGAATTGATGCTCTAGCTCTGACAGTACATCCCATGATGGCTATGGACTCTACTCGTATTCCGCGAGGTTCACGTTTAGAGGTAAAACCGGGCAAGCTGATTCTGACTAACGGAGACCCAAGAGAAGTCCTCCAGCCCTTCAACTTCGGTCAGGTACATCAGATAACCTTCGCACAGGCCGCAGAGCTACAGAAGATGGTGCAGACCGCTACTGGTGCTATCGACTCTGCTGGCATTCCCGGTTCAATCAATGGGGAGGCTACCGCTGCTGGTATCTCCATGTCTCTTGGTGCAATCATCAAACGCCACAAGCGTACTTTGATTAACTTCCAAGAGTCTTTCATCATACCATTTGTAACAAAAGCAGCTCACAGGTATATGCAGTTTAATCCTGAGAACTATCCTGTGGCTGACTACAAGTTTGTGGCTTCTAGCTCTCTGGGTATCATTGCCCGTGAGTACGAGGTTACTCAGCTTGTCCAGTTGTTGCAGACTATGCCAGCAGACTCCCCATTGTACCTCTCCCTGATACAGTCAATCATAGACAACATGAACTTGTCTAACCGTGAGGAACTGATTGAACAGCTTGTTCAGGCAAGCCAGCCGTCACCAGAGGCACAGCAAGCATCTCAGGCAGCGCAGCAGGTACAGCTTGAGTTCCAGCAGTCACAGACTAACGCACTCAACGGACAGGCTGCTGAGTCTCAGGCAAGGGCGCAGAAGATTGCTGCCGAGACACAGGCTATTCCAGTAGAGTTAGAAAACGACAGAATAAAAGCTCTGTCAACTAACCTCAAGGCTGGCGATCAGGACGACAAAGAGTTTGAGCGTAGAATTAAAGTAGCTAATACGCTATTGAAGGAACGAGAAATAGCTGTAAAGGAGCAAACCAATGGTCAGTAACAGAGAGCTGGAAGCGGTAGTGGCTCAAGTAAACGCTGAGTTTGAAAGGCTCAACAAAAGGATAGCGGAGTTAGAGAATGCCAGAGAAGAAGAAAAAAGACCCACGCCTAGCAAGAGTAGGAGTAAGCGGGTACAACAAACCGAAAAGGACTCCTAGTCATCCAACTAAGTCTCATGTTGTTGTTGCTAAGTGCGAAGACGGCACGATAAAGACTATCAGGTTTGGGCAGCAGGGTGTTAAAGGTGCTGGTAAAAATCCTAAGTCTGATAAAGAGAAAGCCAGACGAGCTTCTTTTAAAGCAAGACACAAGAAGAACATTGAGAAAGGCAAGTGTTCAGCAGCTTACTGGGCTGACAAGGTTAAATGGTAATGACAAAAGTTAATGCAGAAAAGTTAGACACAATCTTTTTTATCATTCAGAACACGGGTGGTAACTGGACTAACGAAGAAGTCATGGAGATGTACTACATGATTGAAGAGGAGTTAAACCCGTTTGACGAAGAAAAAAATAACACACTAACTCTTGTCACCAAGGAGACACACTAATGTACGGTTACGGTACTAAAAAGAAAAAGAAGAAAGTAAAAAAATAAAATCAAAGTAACAAATCGTCCCGCAAGGAGAAACGATGAACAAAGAACTAGAAAAATACTATAACAACTTCTTTGAAATGTTTAGGACAGAAGGCTGGAAACAGCTTTTAGAAGAACTAACTAACAACATAGAACAAACAGATAATTTAGAAACTGTTAAAGACGAACAAGACCTTTTCTTTCGGAAGGGACAACTTGCAGTCTTCAAGAGTTTCGTTAATTTAGAGCTAGTCATCACGACTGCTCAGGAACAAGCAGAGTCTGAGGATAACGAAGATGATGCTATTTGACTTTAAGTGTGATTCAAACCACGTTACAGAAAAGCTAGTCAAGTCTGACACGAAAGACATTGAATGCCCTGTTTGTGGTAACAAAGCACTTAGGCAAATATCTGCTGTACGCGCAAAGCTAGACCACATATCCGGTGACTTTCCCGGAGCAACTATGAGGTGGGCCAAGCAGCGAGAGCAGCAGATAAAACACGAGAGGAAGACAAGCGAATAGCCCTTCCATATTTAATAAGCCAGTATCCACAATGTTTAAGCACGGAGTTTAATAATGGCTACATTTATTGATGAGCGTCCCGAAGAGGATGTACCTACCGAGTCCTTTGAAGCTGTAGAAGAAGAAGTCACAGAAGAAACAGAGGGTAGCTCGATACCAGATAAGTATCGTAACAAGTCTGTAGAAGAACTCGTACAGATGCACCAAGAGGCTGAAAGGCTGATGGGTAAACAGAGTTCTGAAGTAGGTGAGTTACGTAAAGTGGTAGATGAGTACATCAATCAGCAGACACAACTCGTACAAAAGCAAGACCCTGTCGAAGAAGTAGATTTCTTTGCAGAGCCTGACAAAGCTGTAAGCAATGCTATAGACAATCATCCGTCTGTAAAAGAAGCAAAGCAGATGGCACAGGAGTACCGCAAGTCCTCAGCTCTGGCACAGCTTCAGTCGAAGCATCCAGATATGAACAGTATCCTACAGGATTCTAAGTTCATGGAGTGGGTAAGCAGTTCTACTATGCGCACTCGTTTGCTTAAACAAGCAGACCAGCAGTTTGACATTGAAGCGGCAGACGAGCTTTTCTCTAATTGGAAAGAGCGTCAGGAACTTCTAGGTACAACTGCTAAAGCTGAACAGTCTCAGCGCAAGCAGCAAGTCAAAGCAGCCGCTACTGGCAGTGCTAGTGGTAGCAGTGAAAAGGCTTCTAGGAAAATCTACAGAAGGGCAGACATTATTAATCTTATGAGAACCGACCCTTCTCGCTACCAAGCTCTATCAGATGAGATTCTGAAAGCCTACGCAGAGGGAAGGGTCAAAAGCTAAACTATAGGAAACTATCATGGCTCTTACTACTTCTACTTATCCCGCTATGGGCGGGGCTGTTGACAATACTTCAGCAGCAACTTTTATCCCAGAAATTTGGTCTGACGAGGTAATTGCTGCCTATCAGAAGAACCTTGTTCTGGCTAACCTTGTTACCAAGATGTCTATGTCTGGCAAGAAGGGTGACACTCTGCATATCCCGAAACCTGTTCGTGGCCAGGCTAACGCCAAGTCCGCTAACACCGCTGTTACCTTGCAGCAGGATACTGAGAGCGAAGTAGCTATCACTATTGACAAGCACTTCGAGTACACTCGTCTTATCGAAGACATCACTGACGTTCAGGCTCTGGCCTCACTGCGTAGCTTCTACACTGGTGATGCTGGTTACGCTCTGGCAAAGCAGGTTGACGATGATCTGTTTGCTCTGGGCAAGTCTCTGGGCGATGGTGACGGCTCTGACTGGACTCACAGTGCAGTATACTACCCGGATGCCTCTACTGGTCTGACAGCCTATGCTGTTGACACTGTAGCTGCGGCTGATGTGTTCACTGATGTTATCTTCCGTGATCTCATCCAGTTGGCTGACGATGCTGACGTTCCTATGGACGGTCGTGTGTTCGTTATCCCGCCGAGCCTCCGCAATGCCATCATGGGCATTGACCGCTATGTGTCTTCTGACTTCGTAGATGGTCGTGGTGTCGCTAACGGTCTGATTGGTAACCTGTACGGCATTGACGTATACGTTACTTCTAACTGTCCGACCATTGAGACTGCTGCTGAAAACTCTGCTGGTGGTGCTGTTAAAGCCTCCATGCTGGTTCACAAGGACACTATGGTTCTTGTTGAGCAGATGGGTGTTCGTTCTCAGACTCAGTACAAGCAGGAATACCTTGCTAACATGTACACTGCCGATACTCTGTACGGTACTGGTGTACTGCGTGCTGACTCTGGTTTCGTACTGGCTGTCAACGCCTAAGCAATAAAGAGTAAGACGGGGGTGTAAAAGCCCCCGCATCTTTTAAATTTATGCCGATACACAAAACAACTAAAGGCTGGAAGATAGATAATGTTCCCGGCTACTCTAAAACAAAGAAAGAAGCCGAACAACGATTAAAGGCTGTGAAAGCATCACAGTCAAGAAGGGGCAGGACTAAATGACCGACTATACTAAAACAACGAATTTTGCTACAAAAGACTCGCTGCCCTCTGGTAATCCTGCTAAGATTGTCAAAGGCACAGAGATCAATGCTGAGTTTGACAACATAGCAACCGCTATTGCTACCAAGTCAAACAAAGCCTCTCCTACTTTTACAGGTACTCTTACAGCAGTTGATGCTACTCTTTCTGGTAATCTGACTGTTGCGGGTAACGCAACAATATCAGGCAACCTGACTTTTGGTGATGCAGCTACAGACACAATTAATCTAGCTGCCGATGTTGCCTCAAACATACTGCCCTCTGCTGACAACACCTACGACATCGGTGCTACTGGCGCAGAGTGGAAAGACATCTACATTAACGGTGTCGCGTATGTTGATTCTATTGACTTGGCTGGTACTGCTATTACAGCAACAGCCGCTGAACTGAACACTCTTGACGGTATTACAGCTACCGTATCAGAACTGAATACACTAGATGGCATCACTGCTACTGTTACTGAACTGAACTACACTGACGGCGTTACCAGTGCTATCCAGACACAGCTAGATAACAAGCAGCCTCTTGATGCTGACCTGACAGCCATTGCTGCTCTTGCTAACACTGACGGCAACATTATCGTAGGCAATGGTTCTACATGGGTTGCTGAGTCAGGAGCGACTGCTAGAGCCTCTCTGGGACTTACCATAGGCACAGACGTACAAGCCTACAGTGCTGTACTAGATGCTACTACTGCTTCCTTTACCACAGCAGACGAGACCAAGCTGGACGGCATTGAAGCCCTCGCAGACGTTACAGACACAACTAACGTCACTGCTGCTGGTGCGTTGATGGATAGCGAATTAACAAACATCACAGCAGTTAAAGCACTAGATCAGGGCGTAGCTACAACTGACAGTCCTTCTTTTGCTGGAGCAACATTAACTACAGCAGACATCAACGGTGGCACCATTGACGGCACTACCATTGGCGGTACAACCCCGGCTGCTGGTACTTTCACTGCTGTTACCGTAGACAACATTGTCATTGACGGTGATGTCATTAACTATGGTTCTGGTGATGTTACTCAGACCTTCACTGCTAATTCTCTGGCCTTTGCTGGTGCGAGTAGTGGGTATACGTTTGATGCCGCAGTAACAGCAACGTCGGGGGAATATAGCGGAACACTCCCAATAATTTACTTTGAAGAAACAGACCAGTCCACAGACAAAACAACGAGTTATATTGGGTCTAATGGGGGCACTTGGTTTTTACAGTTTCTAGATGACGCGCGCACAGCGGCGAAAACCGTCTTAGATTTTAGAAGGACAGGCTATGCAGTCACAACAATGGTCTACGGCAACGCAACAGACAGCCCTTCCCATACGTTCCATGGAACACAGAGTATTGTAAACCCCGGCACAGGCAACGCAGTCTTCATCGACCAGAATGGTTCTGGTAATGCTCTCTACACGGACGGTGGTGATGTTGTAATAAGCAATGGCAATCTTGGCGTAGGTACGAGCAGTCCTACAGAAGCATTAACAGTATCAGGAAACATACAGGCAGTCACAGGACAATACATAGAAGAATACGCTGCCACAGGCACAAGCGGTGCAGTCACCATAGACTTGGATACAGGCAACAACTTCTCAACAGCTATGGCGGGTGCGGTGACTTATACGTTCAGCAATGCTGCTACAAGTGGAACGGTATCCTCTTTTACCCTGAAGGTTGTCAACAACGGCTCTGCTATCACATGGCCCGCCTCTGTTGACTGGCCCGCTGGTACAGCACCTACGCTGTCTGCTAGTGGCGAAACAGATGTCTTTGTATTCTTCACTCACGATGGCGGTACTACTTGGTACGGCTTCACTGCTGGACAAGGAATGGCTTAATGGGCAGTTCTT